GTGGTGCTGACTTGTCAAGATTGCATGACTTGACCGCTGCTGCTCTCTATGGTGTCTATCATGATGGTGAGAAAGATGTTGATATCTGTATCACACACGCTTTCTTTCCTCGTGTAAATGCTCAGAAAAAAGCTAACGATGACGGGATTCCACTCTTTGGGTGGCAGTCTGATGGTTGGTTGACGATGAGCAACACTCCAACCGTTCTCTATGATGATATCGTCAAATGGTTCATCAAGATGAGGGAGAAAGGGTTCAAGATTGCTGCTGTCGGTATGGATAGAAAATTTGGTAGAGAATTCATGCTAAAGATGAAGCAAGCAAAATTCAAAATGATTGACCAGCCTCAGCTATTCTATTTGAAATCAGAGGGATTCAGAAGAATTGAATTGAAAGTGAAGAATAAAGAATTTTATTATGTACATTCGGACGCTTATGAATACTGTGTCAGCAATGTCAGAGCCATTGAGAAAGTGGATGATGCTGTCCAGTATGAGAAGTTAGACGGTGATGGCGGTACAGCAAGAATTGACTTGTTTGATGCGAGTGTTTTCGCTTGTATTCAGGCGCTTGCTAACCTTGGGAAGAATCAGAATGTAATGGCTTACTTTGATTAAGTAGAAAGGAGGTGAGAAATATGGGAATCTTTGACAAACTATTCAAGCGTGGGAAGTCTCAGACGATGTTCACAAGCTTTGGGAATTCAGATCTGGGCATCATGTATGACGGTGATGGCTATATTCCACTAGCAAGGAATCCAGATGTGATCATGGCAGTCAATAAAATTGCTGATATGGTCTCAAACATGACTATCCAGCTCATGGAGAATACAGAATCCGGTGATGTACGAATCAAGGACGGGTTGGCCCGTAAGATTGACATCAACCCTTGTGATCACATGACAAGAAAATCATGGATCTTCAAGATTGTCAGGGACTTGCTCCTGTTTGGCGATGGAAATTCTGTGCTACATGTGGAATATGACCCAATGACTGATTACATCAGTAACCTCAGACCGTTCCCAATGTCGGAAGTGTCGTTCAAAAGTAATGATTTGACATATATGATCCACTTCAGGGACACTGATTTCAATCCAGATGAAGTGGTCCACTTCGCCATCAATCCAGATCCAGACCGGCCTTATATTGGGACCGGTTTTAGATTGGCCTTGAGGGATATTGTACGCAATTTGAACATGGCTACACAGACCAAAAAGGGTTTCATGAACGGAAAGAATGTTCCTAGCCTTATTGTGAAGGTGGACTCATCCAGTGAAGAACTTGGAACCGTGGAGGGTCGGGAGAAAATCGCTAAGAAATACTTGACAACAAGCCAGTCAGGGGAACCTTGGATTGTTCCTGATGCCTTGCTTGAAGTTGAACAAGTGAAACCATTGAGTTTGAATGACATTGCTTTGAATGAGTCAGTAGAAATTGATAAGAAGACAGTAGCTGGGATGTTAGGAGTTCCGGCTTTTGTTTTAGGAGTAGGCGATTTCAACAAAGAAGAATACAACAACTTTGTGAATACCACTATCATGAGCATCGCAACAACGATTACTCAGACACTTACAAGAGATCTACTGACTTCATCAACACGCTACTTCAAATTCAATCCACGCTCATTGTACTCATACGACATTACAGAGCTTTCAACAGTTGCTCAACAAATGACTAACAGCGCTGCAATGCGTAGAAACGAGTGGAGAGATTGGGTGGGTATGACTCCAGATCCTGAAATGGATGAAATTATTGTTCTTGAAAACTACCTTCCACAAGGGGAGTTAGGCAATCAGAGCAAATTAAATAAGGAAGGAGGAAATGCCAATGAAGAAACGTAATTCATACATCGCTACTCAATTTGAGACACGAGAAGAACAAGAATCTGGTGACTTGATTCTGAGTGGCTACTTCATCCGGTTCGATGAAGAAACTGAGCTGTGGCCAGGATATTTTGAAGTAATTAAACGTGCAGGAGTGGAAGAAGCAATCAAGAATGCTGACATCCGTGCATTGTTTAATCATGATCATAACCTAGTATTAGGACGCACAGGGAACAGCACAGTGAGTCTCAAAGTTGATGACAAAGGTCTCTATGGTGACATTATCATCAACAGGAATGATCCAGACGCTATGGGAGCCTATGCCCGTGTACAGCGTGGGGATATTGTTGGATGCAGTTTTGGATTCATGCCTATTAAGGTGGACACTATTGAACGTGAAGATGGTTCCTATCTTGATACCGTGCTAGAGCTTGAAATTTTTGAAGTTAGTCCTTGCACATTCCCGGCTTATCCACAAACTGAAATTGCTGCACGCAAGAAAGACTTTGAATGTCTGAAACGTGCTAACAGTGAAGCGTTAAACGAACGCAAAATGAAAATTAAGGAGAAATACAATCTATGAATAAAGCATTGATTTATGGCGCACGCATGCGTGCAAAAGCAAGCAAGGTTGTTGAACTGGAAGAAGCAATCACAGAATTGAATGAACGTTCTGCAATCGAAGCAGAAAAACTGGACCGTGCTGAAACTGAAGAAGAAGTTTCAACGGTTGAAAAGAGCCTTGAAGATATCCAAAAAGAATTGGAAGAAAAACAAGCAGAAAAAGCAAAACTTGAAGAAGAAATTGAAGAACTTCAAAAACAAGTTGATGAACAAAATCGGAAAGCCCCAACTTATCCAGACGGGGAACAACGTGGAGGAAAGAAATTGGAACAACGTGACGCAATTGCTAAATACATTCGTACTGGTCAAACTCGTGACATCACAGGCTTGAAAACTACTGATTCAGGAAGCGCAGCTTTAATCCCTACTGAAGTTTTGAAACCTCATTTTGTTAACAAAACACGTAATCCACTTTTGGATCTTGTGGAACGTGTGAAAGTTAACAGTGGATCTGGTAAATATCCGGTTATCAAGAAAACGGATGGTGTAATGGTTTCAACAGATGAATTGAAATCAAATCCAGAACTCGGAAAACCAGCAATCAGCGAGATTGATTATTCAATCAAGACTTACCGTGGATATATCCCTGTGTCACAAGAAATGATTGACGACGCAGACTATGACATCATGGCTATTGTTGAAGACGAAGTGATCAATCAAGGTGAAAACACTGAATTGTCATTAGTTACAGCTGTCCTCAAAACAGCAACTCAAGCAGATGCAGCTGGATTTGATGGTATTAAAGATATCTACAACAAGAAACTTAAATCAATTTACAAAGCAAGCATCGTTGTAACTAAGTCAATGTTTGCCGCACTTGACAAGGTGAAAGACAAAGATGGACGTTACATGCTTCAAACAGATGTGGCTTCACCTACTGGCTATTCATTTGGTGGGAAAACAATCTACAAAGTAGATGACACAGTGTTTGGAAACGAAGGAGACATGAAATTCTTCATTGGTGATGTTACTGAGTTCGTCAAAGAGTTTGACCGTTCTCAAGTATCTGTTAAATGGGTGAACAATGACATTTACGGACAATTGCTTGGGCTTTTTATCCGTTTGGATATGAAGAAAGTAGATGAAGATGCTGGATTCTTCGGAACATACACTGATGTTGTAGCTTAAGGAGGTAGCGCATGAGCTATAAAGTAATCCGTCCTTTCAAGGACTTGACTGATCCTGAAAATCATGACTATGCTGTTGGCGATATCTTTCCTCGTGAGGGATATGATCCAACAGATAGCTTTACAAACGGCCTTTTGACTGGTGCCAACACTGCTGGTTCCATCTTCCTTGACGTTTTGGGATATGATGAACCTAAAAAGCCAGCTCCTGAAACCAAAGAAGTGAAAGAAGAGCCCGCAGTTGAGCAGGAAGAAACAGTTGATGAAACTGCTGAAGAGCCTGCTAAGGAAGTTGAGGAGTAAACATGGACGAAGGTCAGCTTTTGGAATTGCTGAAACTTAAGTTGGGTATTTCAACCGACTTGAGAGACAAGCCGTTAAAAAAAATCATTTCAAGTGTCATCACTGAATTGACCGATAACCTCGGTATCGAGCTTGTTGGTGAGCGTGCTGACCATGAAATGTTTATCGTTGACTATGCTGCTTATCGCTATGAGGGTGGGGTGGATATGCCACGTCACCTTCAATGGCGACTGCATAATTTACAGATAGCATCAAAGAAAGAGGTCAAGAATGTGGAATCATGAAATCACGCTGATCTCTAAAAAAGTCACAGGTAAGGATAAACTACTACAACCAATCTCTGAAGATGTTGAAGTTACTCTCTTGTGTCAAAAAAAGAGGGTTACTCGCTCTGAATTTTATCAAGCAAATCAGGCAGGTTTAAAACCGAGCTTGGTTGTTGAGATTCGAAATTTTGAGTATGAGAATCAGGAGTTTGCGAAATTTGAAGGCAAGCAATATCGTATCTTGAAAACCTATCCTATCGATTCTGAAATTTTAGAGTTGACTTTGTCAGAGGTCTTGAAATGAGCTTAACAAGTGATTTAGCGAATGAAATTGCAAAGGCAATGGCAGAGTACTCTGCTGAGGTAGAAGATAAGATTGACCTGATTGCTGAGGACGTTGTAAACGAAGCCGTTACGGAATTAAAAGCGACTAGTCCAAAACGTTATGGAAAGTATGCTAGAAATTGGCGCTTCAAGAAAAATGCTAAGGGGTCATACGTCATCTACAACGCGGCTCCAACCTATCGTTTAACTCACT